GCAGCAGAAGATTCAGGAACAGGAGAGCGAATAAACTTCGATGCTAACGGATTTACTGTAGTCGGAACGGGTGGAAACGTTAATACAAATAATGATGTCTATATCTATTTAGCAATAGCATAATGGAAAAAAAGAAATTTAAAGATACCGGCGTTGGTAAATTTTTATTAGACAAAATTCCCAACGTTGTTGGCGCAATCGCGGGAGACACTCCTGTAGGCTCTGTAATACAAGCTATAATTGGCGGCTCAGATATGAGTGATGCTGATAAAGAAATAGCTCTTGAAAAATTAAAAATGGAGCGTGCTGAAATAGATGGCACAACAAAAAGATGGGTGGCGGATGCTAGATCAGGCTCATGGCTTGCTTCTAATGTTCGTCCCCTCGTATTAGTGTTTTTAACAGTAAGCTATGTAGCCGGATGGTATATGGGTTACCCTTTAGATTCTATAACTGGACTTTTAACAATTGTAATTGGTGGATATTTTGGAAGTCGCGGTGTAGAAAAAGTATTTGGAAACAACAAACATAAATAAAAATGACCGATCTAAAAATATACGGTATTAACATTGCGGCATTAGTAACAAGCTCGCCAATGGTTTCGGGTATAAACCCGATGTTACAAACAATAGTTTTATTATTAACAATAGGGTACACCTGTATAAATATTTATCAAAAGATTAAAAAATGAAATACTTTACTGAATCTGAATTTAATGAGTTTGAAAAAATGGATTCTAAACTTCTTGAAAAGCTAGATCAGCTAAGAGAAGCATATGGATACCCAATTAAATTAACATCTACTTATAGATCTCCTGATCATCCAATTGAAGCAAAAAAAGCTAAGCCAGGTGAGCATGCCTATGGTGCAGCTGTTGATATTGCTTGTGTGGGAGGAGAAGCAACCTTTAAATTAGTAAAAGCAGCTATTGAAGTTGGATTTACTAGAATAGGTATAAGTAGAAAAAATAACTTTGTCCATGTAGGCATTGGGTACGATGGTGCGCCGCCTATTACAATATGGACGTATTAAAAAAATTAAATGAAATTAATTAGAAAAATAAGCATTGGTACAGATTATAAGAATGAAGCAATGCATTACTCTGTAGGTCAAGAAGTTTATGGAGGACATAAAATATGTGACATATTAGAAGACGGAGGAGGCTACAAAATTTATATTACAAAAAACGAAGAGGTATTGCCGTGGAAGTTTTTTAATGCAAACATGGCTGTATCAATAGAATACAATTTAGATTATTAAATGAAATCACTTTTTAATTATATTATATCTACTGAATCAAGGTACAACAATAAAATAAATGTTGACCAAAAAGAATTAATACTTAATACACAAATTAGCGAACGTGACTATATGTTTGTTAATAGAATAGGTGTTGTTGTTAATGAGCCTGCGTATGGAGTAACTTCAAAGACCCCTAAAAAAGGAGATACTGTAATTGTTCATCATAATGTTTTTAGAAGATGGTTTGATGTTCGTGGAAAAGAAAAAAATAGTGGTAGCTTTTTAAAAGAAAATCAATATTTTGTAGCTCCAGATCAAATATTTGCTTTTAAAAGAAATGATAAATGGCATTGCCCGGATGATTATTGTTTTGTTAAGCCACTAACTAACAAAGATAAATGGGACTCTGAAACTGAACAAAAATTAAAAGGTGAGCTTGTGTATAGCAACAGTGAATTAAGTTCATTAGGGCTTTCTATTGGAGACGTGGTGGGATTTACACCCGACTCAGAATATGAATTTGAAATAGAAGGTGATAAATTATATAGAATTTTATCTAATCAAGTTACAATAAATTATGGACAGGAGAAAACGAGTAATTGAAGCGGCTGAAAAAGCTTTAGTAGAACTTGAAAAAGTTATTAAACAGAATATAGATTTAGGTGAATTAGATCCAGAAAAAGCAAAAACAGCAGCTCAAGCAAAATGGGTAGCAATTGAAGACTCTTTAAAAATAATTGAAAAAATTGAAGAGCTAACAGAAAAAAAATCAGAAAGCAAAAAATCAGAAGCTTTTATGGGTGTTGAAAATAGAGTTAAATAATGTATAAACAAACTTTATATAAAATACACACAGAGCACTTATCTGATAAAAAGATAAAGAATCATAATAAACATAAAAAGTTTAAATATGGTTATAATGAAGATTTAGATTGTGTAATTATAAGCAAAGATGGCACGCTAGGTGATATATATGAAATTCAAGGTCTAAAGGTAGGAATACCTAAAACTCCAAATAAAATAGATGGTGAAGACCTTAAAAAAGAAGATCAAGTATTTAGGCAAGTCTCCAAGCCCGCATCATTAAATAAAATAAGAAACTTAATTGATTTTAAAGAATATGCGGAAGATATTAAAGAGCAGTACTATACTTATATTGAAAATGAGTTTAATCATCGCTCTAATGGCTACTGGTTCATGTGCAACAATGAGCCTTGTTACATTACAGGATCGCACTATATATACCTCAACTGGACAAAAATTGACGTTGGAGCACCTGATTTTAGACAAGCCAACAGAATCTTTTATTACTTCTGGGAGGCTTGCAAGGCAGATAGAAGATCTTACGGAATGTGCTACCTTAAGAATAGACGGTCTGGGTTTAGCTTTATGGCATCCTCAGAGACTGTTAACTTGGCAACAATATCCAAAGACTCTAGGTTTGGAATCTTATCTAAAACTGGTGCAGATGCAAAAAAGATGTTCACAGATAAGGTGGTACCAATATCCATTAATTACCCGTTCTTTTTCAAACCAATACAGGACGGAATGGAAAGACCAAAGACAGAGTTATCCTATAAGATCCCGTCAAGAAGACTCACGAGAAATTCAATCAGGGAAAGTTATAATCAGGAGGAACATGGGCAGGGTCTCGACACAACAATCGACTGGAAGAACACAGGGGACAACTCGTACGACGGGGAGAAACTCCAACTTCTTGTCCACGACGAATCGGGTAAATGGGAACGGCCGGACAATATACTCAACAACTGGAGGGTTACGAAAACGTGTCTCAGACTTGGAGCAAAAATAGTTGGCAAATGCATGATGGGTTCAACGTCTAATGCAATTGAAAAAGGAGGTGATAATTTTAAAAAATTATATTACAATTCAGATGTTACAAATAGAAACCGCAATGGCCAGACTGCAAGTGGATTATATTCTTTGTTCATACCTATGGAATGGGGATACGAAGGGTTTATTGACAAATTCGGGTATCCTGTCTTCGAAACTCCATCAAAACCGGTTGAAGGAATTGATGGCGAGCAAATTTTTAATGGAGTCATCGATCATTGGAACAACGAGGTTGAGGGTTTAAAAAACGACAGTGATGCTCTTAATGAATATTATAGACAATTTCCAAGATCTGAAAAGCACGCTTTTAGAGATGAAACTATAAATTCTTTATTTAATCTAACTAAAATATATGAACAAATAGATTATAATGAAGAAATGACTTTAAAAGGTTATGTAACTAGAGGTTCTTTTTCTTGGAAAAACGGAATAAAAGACACTGAGGTTGTATGGTCACCAAATAAAACAGGAAGATTTAATTTATCTTGGATACCTCCTGTTTCTTTACAAAACAATATAATTATAAAAAATGGTATTAAATTTCCTGGTAATGATGGTCTCGGGGCCTTTGGGTGTGATAGCTATGACATCAGCGGTACTGTTGGCGGTGGTGGGTCTAATGGTGCTCTTCATGGATTAACCACTTGGAGCATGGTAAGTGATGTACCTAATAGTAAATTTTTTTTAGAATATATTGCTAGACCTCAAACTGCAGAAATATTTTTTGAAGATGTTTTAATGGCATGCATATTTTATGGAATGCCTATATTAGCAGAAAATAATAAACCTAGATTATTATATCATTTAAAACGCAGGGGCTATAGAGGTTTCTCTATGAATCGCCCCGATAAAACAAAAATTAAATTATCTAAAACAGAATTGGAGCTAGGTGGTATACCCAATTCATCTGAAGATATTAGACAAGCACACGCTGCAGCAATTGAAACATACATAGAATCCCATGTAGGTAACCTAGGTGAGTCTTACGGTAATATGTATTTTCAAAGAACCTTAGAAGACTGGGCTAGATTTGATATTTCAAAAAGAACAGCGCATGATGCTTCTATTAGCAGCGGACTTGCTATAATGGCTTGT